TCTGCAATATTGCCGTTTCTTGATACTTCTACCGTATTTACTCCCGTTCTTTCTTCTCTCCATCCAACAGTCCTACCATCTGAAAGCCTAAATACTTCGGGCTTTATATCTAAAGTATTTAAGTTGTGGGTTACCGTAAAAGTAGTACGACCACCAGCGAAAACTCTAGTAACTGAACTTTCTGCACTGTCTAAATCAACATTGAATTTTAAATCTACAATATCAGACGTAAAAGCAACAACACCATCTTTGTTTGGCCAAGTTGCAGTTCTTTTTGTTGCAGTTGAAATTGCACTTACATCAAAAGAAATTTGTTTTGTATTGTCCGCTGCATTGTAAACTGAAAATTGATCATCATTCAGTAACAGTTGCGCATTGTTTATTTTTCTCCATGAACCACTTTCAGATAAATATAAACCTGAAGCTTTGTAAGTGAATAGAAATCTTGAACCGCTTGCATTTAACACCATCCAAAATTGCCCATCAACAGAAGCTGCACTTGGCAAGCCCGCATAATTAACCGCTTCACCACTCCAGCCTGTAAACGCGGCTTGGTTTGGTCTGTCTAGGTGTATAACTGGTAAGCTCATCTATTATTTAAGTATTAAAGGAAATTCAACAGTTCCAGTTGTGTTAGTCTGTGCATTGTAATTTATTCTAATATACAGCCAATCAAGATGAACATCATCAAAAGGTTGCGCAATATCAGCATCAACAACTGGTGTATCATAAGGATAGAAATCTACATTATTATTTGAAACCTCAATTGTATAAGTTGGGTCCTGGTCTAGCCCCGCAATAATTGGTGCAATACTCCAACCATATTTGTAACAAATAGCTTGTGAAATACTCGCTTCTGAAACACTTGCATCATGTGTTGTTCCATCGCCAAATTGAAATGTTATTGTTATTGGTGCGCTCATATTGCAGAATTATAAAGTTTTCTAACACCAGCGAAATCAGGATAAACTGGTGAATTGTCGTAAATGTATTGTTGTATTGAACGATAAGTTTCAATTGCTCTGTTATACTTGTCATACATACCAAAAGCTTCAGCGGAAACAAGATTTGAATTTTCAGAATCACCGCGAACAATTCCAGTTGAAGTTGATTTGTTTTGGTTGTATCTGTGCCATTCAAAGTAAACCAAACCTTTCAGCATATCAATTATTCCTTTACTTTTTTGTGGTCCGCATAATTCGTGATCAAAACAAAACGGTTCAAAAATATCAATATAGATTTGCGTTTGTGGTGTTTGTGGTGTTCCAACAGATAAATCAGCAATAAACAATGTGTACAAATCACAACCAAGTAAATCTTGCAAAGTGTTTTGTTCAACATCAGCAATCATTGTTTCAAGTTCACATTCAGCTTGAGCCGTTAACGCAATGTTGAAAATTGGATCTTCTGTAAAATCTGATTCTTGTAAAATTGCCATTACTTTTTTAGTATGTAATTAATTAATTTTGTTACTTTTTCGAACCTTTTTTTTTTGGTTCTTTCTTTGGCTTATCTTCAGAATAAAGTTTTGCTTTACCTGATTCAATCCAAGCTGAAACATTTTCTTCAGGAATCTCAAATGTTGAACCCGCTTCACCTAATGTTCTGTGTTTTACTTTTAATACTAGCTTTACCATAATGTGATTGTTTATACCTATAAAAGCGCGCAACCCGAAGGAAGCGCGCGATTATAAAACTTAATTGTTATTAAGGCTTCAAGATTGCCGCAACTGCTGTTGCTATACTTGGAACGTGCATAAATGCGTTTGCATCTACATTACGAACTCTAAAGTTTAATCTTTCGTAAGCTTTAACAGTTACCAACTCTTTTTCAAAGTTTTCGCGGTTTTCAAAAGCCATTTCAACTGTTGCACCTCTTCTTTGGAAAATAGTTCCTTTTGATGAATCAAAAATGTAAGCTTCATCAGCTGGAATTAATTGATTTGCAATAACTCGCATTGCTCCAATATTAACACCATCTGAAGTAATCCAATTAGGAATCATGTAATTACCATCAGCATCTTTTAAAAGTTGCATTTTACACGCATCAACTGGATTTAATAAAACAGTGTTTGCCATGAATTTGTTGTTTTGTCCGAAATCTGAAATTTGCGCACCAGCAACTTTAATTAAATCAACCAATGTTGCATCTTGTATTGAAAGTGCATAATCACCAGCCGCAAATGTTGAAGCAACTGCCGCAACTGAATTTGTTTCAGGATAAACGCCAGTACCTAAAAGAAGTTGTGAATCTACTTTTAAAGCAACATCAGTTGAAACAAGGTTTCTAATTTCACCCTCAACAAAATCATAATCTTCCATCATGTCAACACAAACATCAACATAATCACGAACTTTTGTAATTTGCAATGTTCTAACTTGCCAAGTTACTTTTGAATTGTGTGTTGAAGCCGCACAACCAGCAACATTTTTTGCATCACGAACAATTGTTTCTTGATCATTGTACTTTAAATATTCAGTTGAAATTGCTTGAACTGGAAATAAAGATTTCATTAAAGCTTGTCTTGTTGCTATTTGTCCAACACCAGCTTCCATTGTTGCAAAATCAGTACCTGAAGTAATATCAGAAGCATCTTGTGAAGCTTTGATTTCTAACTTTACCGTTCCACTTCCATTTTTCAAAACATCTTTAAGATTGCTTTCGTTTTCTTTCAATCCTTTAAGAACTGCCATTGTAAATGAAACAGATTCTTTTGCAGTTGAAGTTTCAACTTGTTCAACAAGCTTTGCCATTTCTTTACCTTGTGCCTTCAATGTTGATTTCATTGCTTCAAATTCAGAAGCTTTTAAATCTTCAACGATTGCTTTAAGTGCTTCAACATCTGTTGCACTTGCTTTTTCTGAAATTGTTTTATTCAATTCAGTTTCTTTTTCTTCTCTGTGCTTTTCTAAAGCGGTGTGATAGTCGTTTAATTCAACTTCACTTAAATTGCTGATTTCTTCAGCGGTTTTTTTTGTAAACATTTTTGTTTGTTTTTTAAATTAATAAATTGTTTCTTAAATTGTTATTCTTGTTTTGAGTGCTTTTTAGCGGCTCGTTGTTTTGAGTGAAGTTAATCGGCTCAATATCTTTGGCTTCAACTGTTGGTGTTAGTTCGTTACTACCTTGTAGCACTGCACTAATTTCAACAAGCTTTGCTTCTTTGACTGCATAGAAATAACCAAGTTCTTCAGCTTTTTCTTTGTTTCCTATCTTGTCAATGTTATCTTTCCAAACTTTATATTCGTCTTTATAGTCTGCATCATTAACTGCAAAATCTACTTTCACGTAATACATCCCAACAGAATGTTGATCAATATTCCCGTCTTTGTATTCTTGAAATATAAGACCATTATAATCTTTTCTAATATCTGAATCCATCATTAAAGCGGTTGTTGTTCCAGCTTTAGAAATTCCCAAGTCAGACCAGGAAACACTTTCTTCATAAATCTTTGAAGGAACGCCAACCTTTGCAGTTATCTTTTGTTCATGGTCGTGCAAGTGCCAAATCTTGTTCTGACGTTCTGAAATTGATTTTCCAAATGTTCCATCAAGGTGAACATCACCATGCGAATCAAGCCAGTTATAAGTGTTACCTATTACAGTTCTTTTAATAACTGAATCTGTATCATGCTCTTTTGAAGTTGAAAGTGCTTTTGCAACGGTTGAATTTGTTTCTTCAGTTCTAGTTGGCAAAGTATGTTTAACAACCGATTTTTTAAACTCAATTATTTCTTTCTTGTGCTTAACAAGATAATCAAGTTCTTCTTTTTTAGTTGTGAATGTTTTTCCGATTACTTTCATTTCTTTACAAGTTTATTTTCAGCCAAAGTTTTAATCTTTGCTTTCTTTAACTTTTCAATCTGTTGTTCCGTTAATTTCTTGTGTTTCATTTCCAACAATTTCTTTTGCTTCATCTTCTGACAAATCCAACGAACGCATTAACGAAAACACTTTTTGTTCTGTTGAAATTTGCGCTTCTAAGATACTAATAAATATTTTACTTATCTTTTCTTGTTTCGCGGCTTTCTTATCTTCATCTTCGTGCATTACTGGAATAGCAGATAAATTTTGTCTTATTTGATAAGTTGTATTATCTTTTTCATTCCATGCTGGAAGCAACCATTCGCTTAAACTGTGAATATCTTTTTCGTTTACTGGAATAACCGCATTCGTAAACATTGCTTTTTCAGCTTCCTTTCTATTGTTATAAGTTTTATTTGCTGGATCATTAAACAATGAACTATCAACACCGTATAGATTACAAAGGTCTCGTAACTTCATAACCGCGCTTTCAATTATTTTTAACTGTGTTGCATCCATTCCCATTTGAATGAAATCAACATTTGCTGAAGTTGCAATTGCTTTTCCAAATTTACTTGCGCCCATCATACGCGAATCAGCCGCTTGTTGGATTTGGTTTCTTTCTTCAGGTGTTTGCGCTCTATCAGAACGTGAAGTTATTAAACCTCTTACACCTTGGTTTCTTACCAAAACAGATTGCGCGGTTTTATTATCATTTGAAGCAACTAAAGAAAGCAATCCAGCTTGTAAAGGTGAAAGGCCTAAACAAGTATTGAATCCATGTTGTGAAGGATTGTAAAATTTAACGTGGTCCATTTCTTCAACTGGAATAATCAATTTACTTGATCCAAGTTCCAATTTATATTGTTTAGGTACGTAATTAAAATCTTCAATCATGCAATCAATAGTAATAATATCATTATTGACTGTTATAATTTCTTGGAACGCTTCACCAAATCCTGGTGTTTTTCTTCCTCTTCTGAATGTGTTTCCTTTTGTTAAAAGATTTGTAATTGATTGTTCAACGAAATCGTGAATGTTTTGTTGGTCGTTTGGTTGTTGTGTTACAATTTGCCACAAATCACCATCCATTACTTGAACCCATTCATCACCTTCTTTTTTCCATAATTCACGCGGAATGTGTTTTGCATTGTCGGCAATCTTTTTTATAATTGAATAAACATCACCATTGCCAGTATAAGCATTATTAATAACACCTTCTGTTTTGCCAATGTCAAATGAAGAACCTATTTGATAAACTGAAATTTCAGGCTTTTCTGTTTTATCGCCAAACCAATTTGAAAAAATACCCATTAAAAAAATCTTTTTACAAAGTTAATACTTTTTTTGAATTAATTAATCAACATAAAAAGCACCGAATAATTCAAAGTATTCGCGCATCATTATTGAATCCCAATCATCAGGTGAACGCCCTATTAAAGCCTTGATTTTATCCTTTGGCATTAATCCAAGCTTTCCATCTTTATCAATATCTTTTAATTTTATTTGTTCCATTTCTTCAGATACTAAATCAATCACACTTGCATCATTACAAACTTCAGTAACTTCACGCGCTTCAATTCGCTTTGCCATTTTAATAGAACATTGTGATTTAAGATTATCATAGTTTTCACCAAGTGCTGGTTTACTGTTATTAATAAAACCTTGGCAACCTAAGTAATCAACAACACCACCACCAACACCATCTTCATCTGCAATTGTGTTTGAATTAGTTATTTTATATTCTCTTTGCAGTTCCTTTGCTTGGTCCACAACTTCATTTATTAATGATTTACCAAGTTGAACGCGTTTAATAATAGTAAAACCTTTCCAAACTCTGTAAACTGTTTTATCTTTTCCTTTCCTTGCAACGTCAATTGTTAAATAAGATGAACCAACTTCTTCAACGTGTTGGCCGTTCCAATAGTCCATAATCGCATCATAAGAAATTAATGCGGCTTTATCATCGTCATATTCCCAGTTACCCAATAATAAACGTTGTCTGCTTACTTCATCTAGTTGATTCAATGATTCAATGTATGATTGTGGTAAATGTGGATTGTCTTTAGGTAGTGATTGAATGAACTTCCTATATTCAGCAATATCACCATTTTTTGAAGGTCGGTAAAATTGTTTGTACGTCCAGTTCTTAGCTGGATTACATGAACCAAATATTTTTGGTATTAAATCAAATTCTTTTAACTTGTATCTGATTCTTGATTTCACCACTTGCCAAGCTTTATAAACTACTTGATTACATTCGTCAATAAATGC